CCCCTCTCTCTCATCCTTTGATTTGGTTTTGAAATTTTTCTGGGGGTTTTTGGGGTCTCGCGATTTACGGGGTTTAGACCTGTGGGCAAATGCTCGGACCCCTTATTTTTATGGTTCTGTGGATTGGGCGTATTACACGTTTTTGGTGCATTGCGGGGTTTGGGGTGGATTTTGCGTATTACAGGCAGCTTTTTTGGAGGTCTGTGATGAAATTTCGCAAGAAGCCGGTGGTCATCGATGCGGCGCTTTTTGACGGTGAGCGTGTTGGCGTTCCTGACATGACGGGGAAGCGGGTTGTTTCTGGATCGTGTCCGGATTGGTTCCCTTCTGTTGTTGAGGAGGGGACGCATGCCTGTGCTGGCGTTGTGAAGTCGTCGGGGGAGTATCTGTACATCGGGACGCTGGAGGGCATTCACCGTGCTGATCCTGGGGATTGGATTATCCGAGGGGTGAAGGGTGAGCTTTACCCGTGCAAGCCTGACATCTTCGCAGCGACGTATGAGCCGGCCTGATGCCTATTAAGAGCATTCGACTTGATGATGGTCTGCTTGGGCGGATTGAGGCCACGGGCGAGGGGTTTTCGAGCTTCATCCGCGCGGCGATCGAACAGCGTCTTGGTGTTGTTGCTTCTGGGAAGGCTGCTGTGTCGGAGCCTGTTGATCGATGGAAGGCGGACAAGGCTGCTCTTCTCGGGGTCATCCGGAAGGGGTGCCATTCGGTCAAGGGGGCTGCTTATGAGCTCGACTGGACGCGGGAGCGGGTCGAGCGGATTGCTGAACGGCTTGAGAAGGATGGATCCATTCGTTTTGCGCGCGGCGTCCTGGAGGAAGTATGAGCAACGTTTCGTCGCTGCATGGCGGGATTACGGGTGAGCGTCATTCCGTCCCTGTTCTGGTCGAGTATCTGGAAGAGCTCTTGGAGAAGGCTCGGTCGGGGGAGGTCATCGGCGTTGGCGTTGTCGAGCGTTATTACGATGGCGTGGTGGGTTCGCAGGTTGTGGGCTTGGTCGGGTCGTTTGCCATGGTTGGTGGGGCCGAGGCTGTGAAAGCTGATCTGTTGCAGGTGGTGCAGGATGGGTAAGAGCTTTCGGTATCAGCCTGACGGTCTGATCCTCACGGAATTCTTCTGGGACAAATCGCCGGTGTCGATCATTCAGGGGCCTGTTGGGTCGGGGACGTCGACGGCATGCTGCCACAAGATGTTTCGTCTCGCGATGGAGCAAAAACCCGATGCGCAGGGTGTCCGGCGGTCGAGGTGGGTCATCGTCCGAAACACGTTCGACAACCTCAAACAGACGACGCTGAAAACCTGGTCGTATTGGTTCGAGGAGAAGGCTCAGGGGTTGTTTGGGGAGGTCAAGATGACCAATCCCCCGCAGCACGACATCAAGTGGGTCATGCCGGACAAGACGACGCTGGATGCAGAGTTCATATTCCTTGCACTGGACAAGGATGAGGACGTCCGGAAGCTCCTGTCGATGGAGATGACCGGTGTCTGGTTCAACGAGGCGCAGTTCACCGAGAAGAACATCTTTGACATGGCGCATTCCCGGGCGATGCAGGGGCGGTATCCGCCGTTGCTGGACGGCGGGCCGACGTGGAAGGGTGTCTTGTGCGATCTCAACGCCCCGCCGGAAGGTCACTGGATCCCGTATATGCGGGGCGATGTCCCGCTGCCTGACGAGTGGGACGAAGAGGCTGCGCGGGAGTTCGATCGGCCAGACAATTGGAAGTTCTTTCTCCAGCCTCCTGGGCTCCTCGAGGTCATCGAGAACGGTCGCGTTGTCGGATACGAGGAGAACAACCGGGAAAACCGCAAGAAGCGCGAGTTGGCGGATATCGACCTGGTGGCCGAGAACCAGAAGTGGATTCCGGAAAGCTACCTCGAGCTCATCAAGGGGAAGTCGAAGTCGTACATCGACACCTACGTCATGAACCGGGTCGGCCTCTATCGAGAGGGGCGTCCTGTCTTCGAAAGCTTCCGGCCAGAGATCCACGTTTCTGGCGAGAAGATCGAATACATGGAGGAATGGCCTCTGATCGTCGGTCTGGACTTCGCGCGAAATCCGGCGGCCGTGTTCATCCAGGTCATCCGGGGCATCGTCTATGTCCTCGATGAATTCGGGATCGAAAACACGACGACGGGCTTCTTTGCTCCGCGGCTGAAGCAGTTCATTGCCCGGAAGTTTCCTCTGGCGTTCAAGGCCGGCATCCAGTTCTGGGGTGACCCGTCCGGCGTGAAGAAGTCGGGCGAGAGCGACGACACCGCGTTCAAGGTGATGAACTCGCACGGGATGGCTGCTGTGCCGGCACCAGGCAACAACGTGCTGTCGATCCGGATCGAGGCAGTGCAGTCGCAGATCGACAAGATGGTCAACGGGCGGCCGGGACTGATCGTGAGCCCGAACGCGCGGGTCGTGAAGACGGGGCTGTCTGGTCTGTACCATTTCGGCAAGGTGAAGGGCACGTCGCGGTTCCATGAGGCTCCGGTGAAGGATCGGTATTCGGATTTCTGTGACGCCCTGCAATACGCCTGCCTCGGGGCTGGGCTAGGGTTCACAGCCATCTCGCCTGGCGGGACCAAGCCGAAACCGATCCGCATGTCCAAACGTCAGAAATTTTCCCTCAGGGATCGATAGGAGCAAAGCGATGATTTGCGCGAAGATAGGGTGCGAGAACAAGGGCGAGTGGGCCGTTGAGGCGCACCTTCCTGCGAAGGGATGGGCGATCGAGGCGCACAAGCCCATCAGCATTATCTGCGACATGCCGCTCTGCCGCGACCATGCCAGTGAGGCCAGTTTGCTCGAGGCGATGCCGGACCTTCGCCAGACGATCTGCGAGGCGATCGCGTCGGCGGGCTTGGTGAAACCCGACTTTGACCGCGCGTGGACGACCGCGCTTCGCAGATCGTCTGTGAAATTTGCGGAGTTCGAGCGGCAGCGCTCGGGCAGGTCCAACTGAGGAGCGAGGCCATGTTTCTCCCGTCGGAGACTTCGGTCGTCTGGTATGTCTGCTTCCATCCGGGCCGCCGACTTTGGTCCCGAGAGTATTGCCACGTCTCTCTGGCTGGGTACTTCGATCTGACCTGGGTCCATCTCGACATGCAGCGGGATGGGCTTTCGGTGGCCACCCTGTACCGGCACGATGACGTCGAGAATTACCTGAGCTTCCTGCTGACCCACTACGCCGTCGTGAAGATGGATGCTGGCGGAAATCGGTCGTTTTTCGGACGTCCGATGACCTGTGTTTCGTTTGTAAAACACGCGCTCGGCATCCGCTCTGGTGCATTGCGACCAGACGCCCTGTTCCGCGATCTTCTTCGCAATCACGGCGGAGAGTGGATCAATGCGGACGGTAAAAGCCGAAGAGACCGAAGAACAGAAAGCGCAGCGCATTCGGGCGAAGCAGGAGAACGTCCAGTCCATCCAGGACTATCTCCAGACCAAAACTAGCGTCTACCAGCGCCTCCGTTCGCCGCGCGTCTCCATCGCAACCGGCCGGACCCTCTCCGGGATGCGGATGGGCTGATGGACGAATTCCGCACACGCTTCAACGACGCCAAGGCCCATCGAGGGGAACTCCTCGAATTGGTCGGGCGCGAAGTCTACAAATACTGCTTCAACGGCCGCGAGTCCGAGTGGGATCGCACCACGACGAAAGACACAAAGCCGGAAGAGATCTTCACCGACTTTCCTGCGACCGTTGCAGAAGACTTCCATGGCGATCTGTTCTCGACCATGACACCGGAAAACACGCCTTGGGTCGAATTTGAGGCGGGCAATGCGGTTGATGAGGACCAGGCCAATCAGGCCAAGGAAGAGATTGCCGAGTACGAAAAGAGCTTGGCAAAATCCGTCCGCGCCTCGAACTACTACGATGAGGGGCAGACGGCGTTTCAGGATGCTGTCGTTGGCACTGTCGCCATGTGGGTCGACAAGCCGCAGCTGACGCGACCGGCAGTGTGCGAGGCGATCCCCTTGCCGCAGCTGTACCTGCGACTCGGGCCGTATGGTCTGGCTGATCGGTTCCGGGTCCAGAAGTTCTATGCCCGAGATCTGCCGGCGCTTTTCCCGACGGCAAAGTTCACCAAGAAGCTCCAGGACAAGATCAAGAATTCACCGAACTCCCGTGTGGAAGTCATCCGCGGGTTTTGGCCGACCTACGATGACCCCGAAAACCCGACGTGGGTGAAGGCCGTGCGCGTCGATTGGGAGCCGATCGGTATTGATGAGGAAGGTCTGCAGGCTGGTGCTGTTGCTATTGTCTGTGGCCGGTTCAACCCGATTGCGGGTTCGGCTTGGGGCAGGGGCCCGGGCTTCAGGATGCTTCCCACGATCCGGGTTCTCAACGCAGTGTCAGAGATGACGCTCGAGGGCATGGATCGGAACCTCGATCCTGCCTACGTCTATCCGCACGACGGGATCCTCGATCTCTCGGATGGTATCGAAAACGGCATCGGCTATCCCTCAATGCCGGGATCCGGTGATGCGATCCGGCCGATCGGCACTGTGGATTCCCTGGAGTATGGGCTCTTCAGCGAAGAGGCCTTGGAAACCAAGATCCGGGAAGGTTTCTACCGGCAGACACCACAACGCGGGAAGACCCCGCCGTCGGCCTCTCAATACATCGGTGAGGAGCAAAAGGAGCTCCGGCGGATGGCTCGGCCGTCTGCGAAGCTGTGGCAGGAGTTCGGCGTGGGCTTGCTCAAGCGCTTCGAGTTCCTCGAGCGAATGCCTGGCGGAATTCTTCAGGACGTTCGTCTACCCCTGATTGAAGAGGGCGTAGTCAACGTTCGTCCGATTTCGCCGCTGGAGCGGTCCCAGGCGCGCGAGGAGGTCATGACGGCGCAGTCCATCATGGCAATGGCGATGGAAACCGTGGGCCCGGAACAGGCGAACATGCTCATCGACATGCCAGGGTCCATGCGGAACGTGAAGGACAAGCTGAAGGACCAGATCGTCAGCTTCCGGACCGAAGAGCAAATCCTTGCGATCATGCAATCAATGGGAGGCCCGGCCAGTGAACAGTGACGCGAAAAAGCGCTTCCTCAATGACATGCGCGCGGAGCGAAGCTTTCACTCTCCGCTGTCTCAATATCTGAACTGGCTCCGCAGCGAAGGCGAAGACGGGGCGTTAGCGTGTGCCAGCCTCGAGGCCGACATCGCAGAGCTATTCCGAACCGAAACGGGGCTTAGGGTTCTGAAATTGATGGAGAAATCCGTCCTTTATCAGGGCATCCCCAATGGTTCCCCAGACGGTGCATTGCGGGAAATGAACGCAGTGAAGAATTTTGTTCTCGAAATCAGGAGATACGTGAGCCATGGCTAAGCGTCTTCAAAAACCAAACGACCCCTACGATCCCGCCTGGGTCGAGTATGCCCGGCAGAACCCCGGTTTGCGCCGGTCGCTCAGTGCAGCCGATGCCGCGGACGACGATATCGATGATGATGCCGGCGGCTCCGGTTTCGATCTCGGCTCGTTTGTACCGGAAAACTTCAAGGGCGAGGACGGGTCGTTCGATACGGCCGGTTTCCGTGCCTCCTACGATGACCTGGTGACTTTCAAGTCGCAGGCTGACGAGGCCAAGAGCGCGCTGCCTCAGTCTCCGGAAGAATACGAGGCAACCCTGCCGGAAGACTTCCAGCTTCTCGAGGGGTTCGATCCGAAGTCGATGGCTCATGTCGATGACGACGGGAACGAAGTCGAATTCGACCCGGCCTCCATGATCGACAAAGACGATCCGGACATGAAGCTTCTCCAGGGCATCCTGCATGAGGCCGGTGCATCCAAGGACGTCATGGCCAAGCTGATGGGCGTGGTCGTGAACCGGGAGCTCCGGAGCGTGATGTCTGCTCAGGAGGCGGCAGTTGCCCAAATGAAGGCCCTGGGGCCGGAGGGGAAGTCCCGGATCGACAGCATGAAGCGGACTCTCGGATCTCGCCTCCCTGAAGCTCAAGCGACCGCGCTTCTCGACAGCATCACTTCGGCAGACACCCTGCGTGGGCTCGAAGCGTTGCTGCGGGCGGCACCGGGGACAGCCACCCCCGCGCCGGGAAAAATCAACCATGCCGACATGAACCCGATGGATCGGCTCATGCATGGCCTCAGCAGCCGCGACAAGAAGCGGGCTTAACCACAGGAGGGCCAGATGGCCGACGAACTTATCAATCTCATCGAATTCGCCCAGGGCCTCACCGATCCGGTGTCGTCCGGCATGATCGAGCAATTCGCCCGTGAGGCCGATGTTCTGTCGGTCATGGGTTTCAAGAGCGTGACGCAGGGTGTGAACCGCTTTGATCGCGAAACTGCGATCCCCTCGGTCGGCTTCCGCGCGATCAACAGCGAACCCGAGATCAGCTATGGCGACGAAGAGACCTTTCAGGACGCCTGCTACCCGATTTCCGGTCTGATCGAATTCGACCGGATCAAGCTGAAGCGCTACGGCGAACGCAAGCGCGCGGTGTACATGATGGGCCAGATGAAGGCCGGATCCCGCACCTGGACCGACACGTTCATCAACGGCGACAACAAGTCGGATCCCAAGGAATTCGACGGGTTGAAGAAACGCCTGGTCGCGGACAACGCCGGCATAGTCGATGGCTCGACCGACGACAGCCGTCTGCTTGCCAACGCAACGGGTTCCGGCGGCGGCGCGCTCTCGCTGGCGATGCTCGACAAGGCCGTGTCGCTGGTGAACAACCCGACCCACATCATGATGTCCCGCGACCTGAACGTGAAGATGCAGGCGGCCGCCCGGTCGCCGTCGATCTCGAACAATCAGATCACGATGGACATGGACAGCAACCTGGGCCGGCGCGTTACCCGCTTCGGGGACCTGCCGATCCTGACGGGCTATCAGCCGTCGAAGGGGTCTTCCTTCCTTCCCTACGATGAAGTCGCCTACGGCGGCGGATCGGCGGTCACGACGTCGGTCTACGTGCTGTCTCTCCGCGAGGATGGTGTTTGTGGCATCCAGACGTCTGCACCGGAATTCGAGCCGGTCGACACCGACCGCGGCGTGTTCAAGCGCGACCTGTTCGAGTGGGACTGCGGGATCACCATCGAAGACTTCTATTCGGCGCTGCGCCTGTCTTCGATCAGCAACGCCGCCATCACGGCATAAGGAGAACAGCCATGCCCAATATGCATCACGCCTTTGACGCGCGCCTCGAGCATCGCGCTCTTGGCCTTGCCGCCCTCACTGCGGCCACTGTGCTCGACACCATCACGCAACGCGCTCAGCAGCGCAAAGCGTACCGGACGCTGGTCAATCTCGAGGCCATCAAGATCTCTGCCAACGACGAAAGCTATCAGCTGGTTGTCGAAGTCTCGAACGACGACTTCTCCACCACGGAAGTGGCCGCAATCGTTGATCTCGGGGCAACTGAAGTCCGCCAGTCTGGTGCGCCGGACTCGGAGGCTGGCGACAGCTACGAGGTCATGTGGACGACCGAGCAGAACGGGGTGAAGTACGAGAAGGCCCGCCTGAAGCTGTTCACTGCCGGCACGTCTCCGTCGATCACCCTCGGCTGCTATTCGACTGTCCTGGGGAACGTGTGATGAAGATCGTCGTAATCGAACCGGTGGAGAAGCCGGAGAACTTCTCCAACGTCAAATTCCTGAAAGCGGACTGGGAAGCTGCCGTGAAGCTGGGCC